TCTGGATCGTCGCAGTTGATCCGCTTTGGCGAGTGGTGGCTCGGGGTAGTGCACCAGCGCCAGAAGCAGATCGGCAAGCACGTCTATGCCCACCGCCTTGTCACCTTCAACGACTTGTTCATTCCGGTGCAGGTCGGGCGTGAGTTCTTCTTCCGTGACGAGACGGTGGAGTTCTGCGCAGGTCTGACCAGCCATCGCGGGCACTTCGTGCTCTCGTTTGGCCTGATGGATAAGGAAGCGTGGCTGTGTGAACTGCACCCGGTACAGGTTGCGTCGCTGCTCGCGTCACAATAGGAGAGGGATAATTTCGGCACGGGTGGCGGTCTGTGAACTACTCTGACGGGTCAATGATCGAGAAGACAGAGGCGGCGCTCGGCCTGAATGAGCCTATGGATGAGGCTGAGTTGCAGTCCATCATTCAGGCTGAACTGGTCGACTCCGTCTCGTTTATAGACAACGACCTGTCTCCGGCTCGTGCTCGAGCCATTGAGTATTATCGCGGCGAGCCGTTTGGAAACGAAGAAGAAGGGCGCTCGCAGGTTGTCAGCACCGATGTGCGCGACACCATCAACGGCATCATGCCCTCGCTCATGCGCGTCTTCTTTGGCTCGGCCAAGGTGGTCGAGTTCGTACCGCGTGGCCCAGAAGATGTTGCGTCTGCCGAGCAGGCGACCGATTACATCAATTACATCTTTCAGAGCGACAATAACGGCTTCCTAGTCCTGCACTCGGCATTCAAGGATGCCCTACGCGGTGCGCTCGGCATCGTTAAGTTCTGCTGGGAAGAAAAGACCAAGATCAAGACTGAGCACTACACCGGCCTTGATGAGACATCACTGACCCTGTTACTGGATCAGCCCGATGTAGTCGGCTCGGCGATTGGCTCAGAGGATGATCCGAGCTTCCAGCCGCCTGTTGACCCGATGACGGGTCAGCCGATGCTCGACCCTATGACTGGGCAGCCGTACACGGCGCCGCAGATTTATTCGGTCGAGTTGAAGCGCGAGATGCGCGACGGTCGCGTGCGAGTTGAGGCTGTTCCGCCTGAAGAGTTTTTGATTGACCGCCGTGCCACCGGCATCCACGACGCCACCATCGTTGCGCACCGTCGCATGATGACGGTGTCGGATCTGGTCGCGCTCGGCTACAACAAAGACGAAGTTGAAGAGCAGGCTGGCGTCTTTGAGTTAGACACCAACGATGAGTATCTGGCTCGCAACCCGTATGCGCAGGCTTATGGCCCCGGTGGCACGCAAGATGACAAGCGCGTGCTCTATGTCGAGGCCTACATCCCGATCGACTACGACAAGGATGGCATCGCAGAGCTTCGCAAGATTTGCACCATCGGCCACGGCTACAAGGTAGTGATGAACGAGCCTTGCTCGCATCGCCCGTTCGCTTTGTTCTGCCCAGACCCAGAGCCGCATGCGCTCATTGGTCTGTCGATCTTTGACATGACGGCTGACTTGCAGCGCATTAAGTCTGCGGTCATGCGCAACATGCTCGATTCTCTGTCGCTCGCCATCCACCCTCGAGTGGGTGTGGTCGAGGGGCAGGTCAACATGGATGACGTGCTGAACACCGAAGTCGGGGGCGTGATTAGACAGCGTGCCCCGGGGATGGTTCAGCCGTTCTCTGTCCCATTTGTGGGTCAAGCGGCATTCCCCATGCTCGGTTACTTGGACGAGGTTCGCGAGACGCGCACCGGCATGTCTAAGGCTGCGATGGGGTTGGACGCTGGCGCACTCCAGAGCACTACCCGTGCGGCGGTCGCAGCGACCGTCAGCGCCGCGCAGCAGCATCTTGAGCTGATCGCCCGTATCTTCGCCGAGACCGGGATGCGCGCCCTGTTCAAGGGCATTCTCAAGCTGGTCACTGAAAACCAAGATCGCCCACGGGTGGTGCGCCTTCGTAATCAGTGGGTGCCGATTGACCCGCGCGGCTGGCAGGCAGAGATGGACGTTGAGATCAACGTCGCATTGGGTGGCGGCACGGAAGAGCAGCGCGTCGCGACGCTCACGGCCATCTCGCAGAAGCAAGAGCAGATCTTGCAGACGCTTGGCCCGCAGAACCCGCTCGTGACGCCGGTTCAGTATTACAACACGCTCACCAAGTTGGTTGAAGCGTCGGGCTTCAAGAATGCGGCCGACTTCTTCACCAATCCTGCGATGGTGCAGCAGCCGCCTCCGCCTCCGCCGCCGCCTGATCCGGCGCAGATTCTGGCGCAGGTTGAGACGCAGAAGATTCAGGCTGACATCCAGAACAAGGCCGCGGCTTTGGAGCTGGATCGCCAGAAGATGCTGCTCGCAGACGATCGCGAGCGTGACAAGACCGAAGCGCAGTTGATGCTGCAAGCCTACGAGACGCAGCTCAAGTATGGCGCGCAGGTCGACCTGCAACACATCCATGACATGATGAAGATGCCGCGCACGGCAACGCCGAGCGAGCAGCGTCCTGTGATCCCTGAGATCGTTATCCCGCCGGCGCAACCGGCTCCACCTTTGGCCTAGTGAGGCAGATATGAGCACCGGCGCGTCTTACGGATATTCGCAGCAGCCCAGCTACGGCATGGGCGGCATGGGTGGCTATGGCGGTATGTACGGCTCGTACAATCCGTATGCCCAGATGGGCGGCTATGGCTCCATGTACGGCGGCTTTAGCCCGTATGGCGGAATGGGTGGATACGGCATGTCGCTCAATCCGTACCAGTCGCCCGGCTTTGGTGGTGGCTACGGCGGCATGGGCGGATACAATCCGTTTGGCGGCTACGGTCAGGTTGGCCTTGGCTACCTGCCTCCGCAGCAACCGACCATCAATGACTCGGTCGCGAACCAGTTCATGCAGCAATACTATGGCGGCGCCTTTGGCCTTGGCGGTCAGCCGCAGCCGCGTCGGCAGCGTCCGCGCAATCCGTTCCGTTCGCAGCCGTTTGCTCCACCTTCAGCACCGGCCGACCCAAACACTCAGATAAATTACGCATTGGGGACTGGGCAGCGCGAGTACCCAACTAACTTAGAGACTCGACCTGACATGAGCGGCATGTCGTTTGCCGATTCTCAGCCGTCTGTGGTTAACCCGCTGCCGGAATCATTCTATCGTCCCGGCGCGATTGACCCATCGCTTTTGGCCGAGCTAAGTTACCTTCGGTTCTAATGCAGGTTGAGGTTCAACATGTCCCACCGGGCCGTATTTTTGAAGCGCTGGGTTGCATTCAAGCTCTGGTGCAAGAATCAGTGGAATGGACTGAAGGGCGCATGGACGCGGATGACATCGCTCGTCTTGCGCTGGCTCCGCAGTCTCAACTTTGGATAGTCATCGACACTGACACCGGAGTGATCCACGGATACCTGCTGACAGAGGTCAAACGGTATCCGAGAAAGTTCATGTTCCAAGTGCATCACTGTGCCATGCGTCCACATACGAAGGCGCTGGTTGAAGAGCAGATGCACAAGACGATGGAGCAGTTTGCTCGAGATCAAGGTTGTTGGGGCGTGGAGTTCTTTGGCCGACCCGGCTGGAAGAAACACGCAAAGACTTTTGGCTATGAAACCCAGACGGTAGTGTACGAGAAGCACTTCTATGGAAGACATTAGACAATCTAAGGCTCCAAGCCCGAACAACGCACCGCCTCAGTATTCGCAACAGTACCAGCATTTGCTGAACAATCAGCTCAAGCTGTACTTCAACCAAGTTGACAACAACAATCGAGAGCTGATCGCCTCTGTGCACAGCCTCAACGTCTTGTATTGGATAGGTGGGATTTAATGGGACAGTACCAAAACATAGTCGGCAAAAAACTAGGGAACGCAATAATCAGCGCGTCCTACGTCACTATTTACACTGCCCCGGCATTCACCCGTACTTACATTAAGGACATCAACCTCTGCTCTGTCACGAGCAACAACCATAACGTCTATGTCCACATTGTTCCGTCTGGCGGAACCGCTGGAATCAATAACGCAATTTTGTATAATTTTTTGATAAACGGTAACAGCGTTTACAACTGGAACGGACTCGCCATCATGAACGAGGGCGATACAATTCAGGTCAAGGCAGACACAGCAGACAAGATCTGCGTTTACATTAGCGGAGCAGATGCAACGTGAAGACGCCGGCTTGGCAGCGTAAGGAAGGCCAGAGCAAGAAAGGCGGTCTGAACGCTGCCGGCCGCGCATCCTACAAGCGAGAGACTGGCGGCACGTTGAAGGCGCCTGTTAAGGGTGCGCCGAAGACGCCAGAGCAACTGCGCAGGAAAGGAAATTTCCTTACTCGCATGGGGTCTATGCCGGGTCTTCTGACTGACGAACAAGGGGATAAGACTCGGCTGAAGCTGAGTCTTGAGGCGTGGGGGCATCAAGGGGATAAGGCGAGCGCGGTAGCCAAGGGGCGGCGCTTGCTCGAGAGATATAGGAAGCAAAAAGATGGCTGAACGTCGATCACAGCGCGGCCTGCTCGATCCAGAGTCAGAGGCCATCGCAGAGGCTTATGCAGCACTCCCGGCCGTGCGTCGACAGACTCGCGGCCTTTTATCATTGGAGCCGCAGCAAGATCAGAGCATGGCGCAGACTGCGCTTGAGGCGGTACTCGGCTTCATTCCGGGTGTGGGTCAAGCGCTGGCAGCGCGAGACATTGAGCGCGCACGTCGCGCTGATGATCCGGCTGCTGCTGCTATGGCGGCGACGGAGTTTTTGCCGCTTGGGCGCCTTGCCGGTTCGATCCCAAGTGTAAGTAAGGTAGCCGAGTTTGACCCAAGATTTGACCCGCGCGTTAAAGAGCAGGAAAAGCTGAAGCAACTGACTCCGGTAGTTCAGTCTCGAGGAACAGTAAACCCGCCAGAAATATCTCTGGCTGATCTTGAAGGCCGCCCGTTTATCACCAGCATGTCTGATAGAACTGCTGCCGGCGGATTGCTTACCGGCATCAACGATGTTGAGTTCAACGCTCCTGTGAACTTGCAGGGCGGCCAAGACTTTATGTTTGAAAACCCCGGAATGGTCTGGGCATCAGGCAAAGCTCCAACTCGGCAGATTAAAAAGCTGGCGGAAGAGATTAAGGCCATAACTGGGCAAAACCCGCTATACATCCCGTGGCGTATGGCGCCAACCGGCGGCGACTTCGCAACCATGACAGGCGAGACAATGCTTGCCTATGCAGATGCTGCGCTTGGTAAAAAGGCAAAGCGGCAGATGGACGCCGAGATTAAAAAACTAATCCCAGACTGGAAGGGCGTCGGATCTGAGGCCGGAACTGAGCAGTTCAGGAAAGCGCCGGACAGAGTAAGAAAGCAGGTCAAGCAAATGCTTGACGTGAACTTTAGGGAAATGGGAGGCCTTGGCCTTGGTGAGGCTCGAGTTGCTGTTGCAGATCCTAGGCAGCTTGCGGCCGCAGACACTGGGTTGCAAAACGTAGGCGAAATTTTTGCGGACGCGCCATTGATTCAGCAGTCAGGGCATTCTTCGTATCCAATCGGAGTGCCCGGACAAGGGATTGGTCGGCTGAAGGATGACGTTAAGATTTACGAGTTGCTTGATGAAGTGGTGAAGGCGAGAAATATCGCATCACCTCAAACGCCCGGACAGACTGATATTCGTGCGCTTCAAATGAAACCGTACTTCGGAAGGATTACGGCGGAAGCGCTCAAGCGGCTTGAGAAGTAAGAAGAAACTCTGGCTTAAACTTCTCTGATATGTCTTTGCCAAATTTTGTTTCTAAGTAATTTCTGACAGAATCTTCCGTCACAGACTTAATGCCAGAGAACGTACAAAAGCACTCATGCATGGTTAAGGCTTCAAGCACTTTTTTAGGCATCTTTGCTTCTGTATTGACTAAAGGCAACAAAATTGTGTTTTCTTGTGTCATAAGCCAATTTTAGTACATAGAGGGACGTATGCCCAGCAAATCCATGAAACAGGCTCGCCTCATGGCAGCCGCCGCCCACGATAAGAGCTTCGCCAAGAAGGTTGGCGTGCCCATGAAGGTTGCCAAGGAGTTCAACAAGGCTGACAAGGGCGGCAAGCTCTTGAAGAAGGCCATGAAGAACAAGCCGAAGGGTGGGCTTCTGGCTTGAGCGATCGCAACCCGCATCTGGACGTGCAGCGAGCACTTCAGGCCAAGGAGCTGATCGAGAATCCGATTCTGGTCGAGGCGCTCGAGTTGATGGAGCGCGAATACCTCGCCGCATGGCGCAGCAGCAAGCTGCCAGACCTAGAAGAGCGCGAGCGGTTGTGGCTGGCGCTGCAAGTATTGGAAGAGGTGCGCAAGCACCTGCGAGTCGTCATCGAGAATGGCTCAATCGCAAGGCGAGAAATAGACCGCATCGCAGGTCGCAGGTAGCCTTGAATCCCGCAAAATAGAGTTATGAGTGAAACCGGCACGGGTACACCCCCCGGAAATATACAGTCCACGCAGGATGTTTTTGAGCAGATGCTCGCCGCTGAAGAAGGCGAAACCGAGCAGCTTGAAACCGAAGCAACGGACGAGGGTGAGGATGCAGTTGAGGTCGAGACCGAAGAGGTCGAGAGTGAAGCTGTAGAGGAACCAGAAGGCGATGAGGAAGCCGAAGAGGCTCCAACAGCGTCCAAGACATTCCGCGTCAAGGTTGACGGGGAAGAAGTCGATGTGCCGCTGGACGAGCTGCTGAAAGGCTACTCTCGCACCGCAGACTACACGCGCAAAACGCAAGTGGTGTCAGAGGCACGCAAAGCGGCCGAGGCAGAACTTGCGTTGGCGCGGGAAGAGCGAAAGCGGTATGCACAGACGCTCGAGGTGCTTGACGCGCAACTGAAGTCCGCGCAGCAGCCGGAGATCGACTGGGACAGGCTCTACCAAGAGAATCCCGTCGAATGGGTACGGCAGCGTGAACTAGTTCGCACACGGCAAGAGCAGCAGGGCTGGGTAGAAAACCAGCGCCGTGCTCTGGCCCAAAAGCAAGCAATCGAGGAACAACAGGAAGCGGAGAAGACCCTAGAGGTTGAACGCGCCAAGTTGTTCGAGGCACTGCCAGAGGGGCGCGATAAAGAGAAAGCTCGCGCTGAGAAGGCGAAGATCGTCAGTTACGCGACAGAGAACCTAGGCTTCACGGCCGATGAAATCTCCGACCTGTACGACGCTCGAGCTGTTCTGGCACTGCGTAAGGCCATGCTTTACGACGAGGTGATGGCAAGACAGCAGAATCTTCGCCCGAAGATTCAGCAGAAGGCCAAGCCGATGAAAGCTGGTGTAACGGTGCCTGTCACTACCAAGTCAGTGCGATCTCGCGAGGCTCTTTCCAAACTCCAACGAACCGGCAGCACTAAAGACGCTGCTGCTATCTTTGAACAATTTTTGGATTGAGGTAAAACAAAATGTCCCAGACTGGTAATACTTTCGATACCTTTAGTGCAAAGGGTATCCGCGAATCTCTCTCGAACGTGATCTACAACATCTCGCCGGAAGAGACCCCGTTCATGTCAAACATCGGCCGCGAGAGCGTCAAGAACACGTTCTTCGAGTGGCAGACGGACTCGCTCGCCGCTGCGTCGACGACCAACGCGCAGATCGAAGGTGACGACGTTTCGAGCTACGACTCGACTGCGGCCACGGTTCGCCTTGGCAACTACACGCAGGTCAGCCGCAAGACGCTCCTCCTCTCGGGTACGCTCGAGTCGGTGGACAAGGCCGGCCGTCGCTCGGAGTTGGCCTACCAGCTCGCGAAGCGCTCTGCCGAGCTGAAGCGCGACATGGAGAGCATCATGCTCACCAACCAAGCTGCCTCGGGTGGCTCGGCTGGCGTCTCGACTGCTATCCGCAAGACTGGTTCGTTGCTCGCCTTCTTGAAGACGAACGTCGACAAGGGCACGGGCGGTGCTGATCCGTCTTACACCACGCAGCCGAATGCGACCCGCACGGACGCTGCTGCTGGCGATCAGCGCACCTTCACGGAAGCGATCCTGAAGAGCGTGATCCAGAAGGTGTGGACGGCTGGCGGTACGCCGAAGGTGCTGATGGTTGGCCCGGTCAACAAGCAGCGCGTCTCGGCCTTCGCGGGTATCGCGGAGATCCGTCGCGAAGTCACGGGCAACAAGCCCGGCGTGATCATCGGCGCGGCCGATGTGTACGTCTCGGACTTCGGTGCCGTGTCGGTTGTCCCGAACCGCTTCCAGCGTGAGCGTGACGCCTTCGTGCTCGATCCTGAGTACGCCAGCGTTGCCTACCTGCGTCCGTTCCAGACGGTGGAACTTGCCAAGACTGGCGACGCCGAGAAGCGCATGATCCTCGTGGAGTGGGGCTTGAAGGTCAACACCGAGGCCGCTCATGGTCTCGCCGCTGACTTGACCACGACCTGATCATGATGATGTAAACTTGGGGGTGCCGGTACTTTTGCCGGCACCCCTAGGTTGAGGATCGCATGAACTCTACCGGCAAACGGTTATTCGATTACGACCCGATGACGGGCACCACCAAGTGGTGGCATTACGACGCCGACAAAGACGAAGCAAAGATCGAGACGGTCTTTGAAGTCGGCGACATCATTGAGCAGAACAAGGCGCAGTTCAATAACACGGACGAGCGCACAAGATGGGGCGAGTGGAGCAAGGTAGCCTCGATTCCGATGGCGCTCTTCTACCGTCTCAAGAACCAAGGCATCATCGACGATCCGAAGAAGATGAAGGCTTGGTTGAACGATCGAGACAACCAACTGTTCCGCACTCGGCCGGGGCGTGTATGAGTCGCTCAGTCGCCATCCTAGTGCCAGCGCGGGACACTGTGATGACCTCATTTGCGTATGACTTGGCCCGAGCCATGTCATACCACACCGCGACAACAGACGATCGTGTGATTCTTTATACGTCACACGGCACGCTGATCGCCTCCCAGAGAACGGAACTTGCGCGGCAGGCGCTAGAGGAGAAGGTGGACTTTCTCCTGTGGCTGGACTCCGACATGCGGTTCCCGAAGGAGACCATCGGATACATGATGGATCTCGACAAGGACATCGTCTCAGCGAACTACGCCACGAGACGGATGCCGGTAAAGCCGGTGGCGATGATGGACGGCGGAGAGAAGGGCGTCGGCAGGGTCTACACCGAGCCGGGGCAAGAGGGGCTGCAACCAGTCGACTATGTCGGCATGGGCGTGATGATGGTTAAGCGCGAGGTGTTCGAGAAGCTCGAGCAACCGTGGTTCGCGATTCCATACAGCACGGTTGGCGGTCACTATATAGGTGAAGACGTGTTCTTTTGTCGAAAGGCAAGAGAGGCGGGGTACGAGGTGCTGATTGACCACGCGCTATCGCAAGAGGTCAAACACATCGGCACCTTTGAATACTCGACACAGGGCGCTTGGGCAGTAAAGGACGAGCAACAGAATGGCGCTTAGTACATACACTGAACTCAAGACCTCGATTGCCGACTGGCTCAACAGGGATGACCTGACGGCGGTCATCCCTGATTTTGTCTCTTTGGCAGAGTCTCAGATAGAGCGCAGGCTGCCGGTGCAGAAGCTCGTTAAGCGAGCCACCGCAACCATCGACACGGCATTCTTTGCGGTTCCATCTGATTACGTTTACGCCAAGTCGCTGATCCTCACTTCAGCATCTCCGACCCAGCAGCTTGTCTTCATCTCGCAGGATGAGATGGATGCCAAGAAGGTGATCCTGCTGACCACCGGCAAGCCGCGATACTTCACGGCGGTTGGCGGTCAGTTTGAGGTGTTGCCTGCGCCAGATGGTTCGTACACTGGCGAGCTGACGTATGTTGCAAGGCTAGAAAAGTTATCTGGTGCGGTCGCTTCTAACTGGCTTTTAAGTCAGTACCCGGATGCGTACCTATACGGCTCACTTTTGCAGGCGGCTCCTTACCTGCGCGACGATGAGCGCATTGCGGTATGGGGTTCGCTGTACGAAAAGGCGATTGAAGAAATCATCGTGCAGGATCAGCGAGCCTCATTCAGTGGCGGCCGTCTGGCGATGGCAGTTAAACCAACGAGGGTTATCCCGTGAGTGCATTTTCAAACTATCTCGAGAATAAGGTGCTGCTGCATGTATTCGGCGGCACTTCATACACAGCGCCGGCTACCTTGTATCTGGCGCTGTACACCACCGACCCGGGCGAGGGAAACACTGGCACCGAGTGCTCCGGCACCGGCTATGCTCGGCAGACGATCGCCTTTACGGTGGTCAACGACACGGCGAGCAACACTGCTGCCGAAGAGTTCCCCGTCGCTGGATCGTCTTGGGGGACGATTTCGTACGTCGGTATTTTGGACAACCTTACTAGCGGCAATCTGCTCGCTTACGGTGCCTTGACCACGGCCAAGGCGATTGACTCGGGTGACGTGTTTCGTGTCGAGGCTGGCGACTTAGATATCACGCTGGCTTAAGGGGCGCTAAATGTCGACTATCGTCACACGCGCAGGTAAAGGATCGCCGCTGACCCATGACGAGGTCGACGCGAACTTTAACAACCTTAATTCGGACAAGTATCAGTCTGGAGCCAGTCCGTCATTTAACGCGATCACGGCAACCAGCATTGACCTGACGAATGCGCTTGCGGTTTCTGATGGCGGTACTGGCCTCACGAGCACGCCAACCAATGGGCAGCTATTGATTGGCAACGGCACAAATTACACCTTGTCTGCCCTGACCGCAGGCAGCGGAATCTCTGTTACCAATGGCGCGGGAAGCATCACGATTGCAGCCACAGGCGGCGGTGGCGGCGGTGGCGGTGAGGCCTATGCGTGGTTCATTTCGTAGGACATCACCATGGCATTACTTGTACTCGACGCAACTACCAAATCCATCGTCTGCACCATGTCGGGGGCGGCGGCAACGACCAACCCTGACTTTACGGCTGCATGGGCAGATAACACTGGCTCTGCCTTTACCGAGGGCGCTACTGACGGTGCGCTAAACGGCACAAGCAGCGTGACGCTGGTAGCCTCTCCGGCTTCCTCCACGCGCCGTGCAATCAAGACCATTACGATTGAAAACAAGGACACCGCGCCTGTCACTATTACGGTGTCGTACAACAACAACAGCACCTTGCGAGTGATTGCCAAGGTCACGTTGAACGTAGGCGACACATGGACGACTGACGGCACTTTTGATACCAACGGTTCGCTCAAGCAGACCCTTGGCACGGTCAACCTTGCCTCTGGCGTCACCGGCACGTTGGCGGTTGCTAACGGCGGCACCGGATCATCAACCGGATCATTAGCCAACTGCACGGTCGACGGCACCAACCCAGTCGGTTACCGCAACATCCCGCAGTCAGGCTCGGCCAAGACGACGAGCTACACGCTAGTCACGGGCGATGTGGGAGAGTTTATTAACGTCGGGTCAGGCGGGTCGGTGACAATCCCTGACGCTACGTTTGCAGCAGGCGATGTTGTTTCGGTGTTTAACAACACCTCGGGCAACATTACAATTACCTGCACTATTACCACGGCCTACATCGCAGGAACGGACTCGGATAAAGCAACGATGACGCTTGCCACCCGTGGCCTTGCAACCATCTTGTTTGTCTCCGGTACGGTCTGCGTAGTCAACGGAAACGTTAGCTAATGAGCGGTATTCAGCAGCTTCTTCTCGGCGGCTCTGTCCAGCAGGCCGTCGATCCGTACTTCTATTCGGTCACCTCGCTGCTGCACGGCGATGGCACCAATGGCGGCCAAAACAATACGTTCTTGGACTCGTCTACCAACAACTTCACCATCACGCGCAACGGGAATACCACCCAAGGCTCGTTTAGCCCGTTTAGTCAGACGGGGTGGAGTAACTTTTTTGATGGGACTGGAGATTCAATAAAAATAAGCAGCGGAATTACTAACCAATTCGCTCCGGGTTCAGCATTTACTTGTGAAGGATGGTTTTACCTTAATAATTCTTCTGCATCGCAAATGTTATTTTGCGTTGGCGGATCTACTGTAGATTGGAACGCAACAACAGGCATTTTGTTTCAAATTTATTTATTTAGCGGGACTTTATATTGGCAATCAAATGCTGGAGGTTCAGCAAATAGTTTAAGCGGAACCTGTCCTTCACTAAACGCATGGCATCACATTGCTGTTGGGTATAACGGAACAACGACAAGAGTCTGGATTGACGGCACTTCTTTTGCGTCGGGGACTCCAAGTTATTCTGTTCCAAGTTATTCAAACGCAATGGTTGGTGGCGACGTTAATAACGGAAATAATTTTTACGGCTACGCATCTAACGTGCGCTTCGTTAAGGGAACCGATGTTTATGGTGCTGGCAATACGTCAATCACGGTTCCAACTACGCCCCTGACCGCGATTACTAACACGCAACTGCTGACCTGCCAAGCCAATCGGTTCCGTGACGCAAGTACCAACAACTTCACGATCACGCGCAACGGCGATGTCTCCGTCCAACCCTTCTCCCCATTCAACCCCACCACGCCGTACTCAACCAGCAGTATCGGTGGCAGCGGGTACTTTGATGGGAGTGGGGACAATTTAACGGCAACGAATAACGCCGCTTATGACTTTGGTAGTGGCAATTTTACGATTGAAGGATGGGCAAGGCCGACCACAGCATCTCAATTAGCATTTGCGGCAAGAGGGCAAAGCACGGGATTTGAAGGTTGGATTTTGTCAACTACGAACTTTCTTGCAACCACGAACGGCTCAACTTGGGACATTACGATAACCTTTACTTCAGCACTTGTTGCAAACGCTTGGAACCATGTTGCTGTAGTTCGTAATGGAAACGTGTACACCGCGTATTTGAATGGTGTTGCAAATGGAACGACAACAGTTTCTGGATCAGTCGTAGCCGGAACAGCCGCCGCAGTTATTGGCTCGCGTGCCGGACAAACTGACTATAGTGGATATATTGGAGATTTCCGTATCGTCAAAGGAACGGCTGTCTATACAGCAGCCTTCACGCCCCCGACTGCTCCACTTACTGCTATTAGCGGTACGTCCTTGTTATTGTCCGGCACCAACGGAGCCATCTTCGACAACGCTGCTGCTGCCGACTACGAGACTGTGGGCAATGCCCAGATCAGCACTAGCGTGAAGAAGTACGGCACGGGGTCGATGGCGTTTGACGGGACGGGGGATTACTTAACGACTCCGTACAGTCAGAGCATCAATTTTGGAACCGGCGACTTCACCATTGAGGGATGGTTTTACCTCAATTCGTTTGCAAATCAGTATTACGTT